TTCGCCGTAACGGTTGCCCTCCTGGATGCGCCCGCCCATGGCGCGGAAGTACAGCGCCACCTTGGCTGAGGCGTAATTCTTCAGCGTCTGGTCGCCCACCGCGTAACCGGCAAAGTCGGGTGCGGCTGCCAGCTCACCCGCTGACAGGAGCATCAATGCCTTCAGCTGCTGGCCGGTGCCGTAGCTCAGCAGTTGGGACCACAGCAGCATGGTCTTGACACGGACCCCGCCGCTGCCATTGCGGCGGTTGGCAAATACCAGGGGAATTGTCTCGCCAAGACTTGCCAAATCCTGGGCGCTGTCGAATCCCGTGGTGCTGGTGTACCGCTTGGCGCCTGTAACGTCGGCAGTCTTTAGCTGAGGCGGTGTCTTCGGCGCAGCTGGCTTGGGGGCCAGCAACGCCCCAAGTGCAGATAGCGCAATCCCGATGACCAGGTTGATCAGGATGGGGACGAGGAAGCCGTTCTGCGCGTCTGGCACACCCGCCAGTTCATACGCTCCGAGGACGTTGCAAAGCTCGGCTTCTGCCGGTAGTAGAACGCGACGGCTGGCAGCCGGGTTGTAGGGCACCAATGAACCCTCGCGTCCCTGTAGATCAGCCACCCTTCGCTCCAAAACGCTGACAGCCCATAGCCTTTCTCTGCCTGGCACAGCGCAACCGTTCCCTCCATCTTAGGCGCGGCAATCTCCTTGCCCCACAGGCGCAACTGCTCGGGGAAGAGGTCGTAGTCCCCGCGCCGCAGCCGCCGGTACCACTCACGGGTGGGGGCAGGTGACTCGATGCCGTAGGTCGCCAGCACTGCCCTGCATAATCCCAGACAGTCGGTGGCGCCGTGCCGCTCCGGATCCGCGCCGAGCCTGTAGCTGAGCCCTATCAACTGGTCTGCTCTCACCTGTTGGAGATGGCACCAGTCAGGGGGAGGGCGCCGACCAGTTGCGTGGTCAGCGTCTTACTTGGTGCTGTTGCCCCCACGGCGTCAATGCCGCTACTCAGCAGCACGTTGACCCGCTCCGGGTCGTAGCTCATTCCCGCCGCCAGCCAGGTTTCCATCGTCAGCTTCCGCCCCACGCTGAAGTCGTTGGGGTTCATCGAGCATTGCGTCACCCGCACCGTCCATTTGTTGCGCACAGCTTCCACCGCGTAGCTCATCGCTAGCTGGTTGCACGCCATCACCAGCTCTGCCTCCAGGTTGTCGCCCGTGCGGTTCTTTGCTGCGCCTGCATACAGGAACGACAGGAACGGATGGCCGGCGCCATCAAGCGTGATGATCTGCCCCGGTTGAGAGTTCTGGAAGCGGTGCTGCACCGTGCCACGAGCATCGAGCACCGTGATGAAGGTGGTAAGAGCGACGACTGTCATCAGCGCATCCCCAACCGGGCCCGGGTGCTGCGTTTATTGCGGAAGTCACCCATCACCCTGGAGTGCCCACCATCAGCGCCTTGCTTGGCGGCGGCTTGGCCCATCTCACGCACCTGGGCAACAGTCGCGTACTCAACATTGTTGATCACGACCGTCTCCAGGGTGAAGGTGCCGCCGCCTGCACCTCCGCCTGCAGTGCCACCCTCCCCTTCAACCGCTGCAGCGCCACGACGGCCTGCAGGTGAGTAACGCGACAGCGCAGCTGTGGTCTGGCTGTTGTTGTAAACATGCCCGCCGCTGCTGCCCATCTGCAGCAGCTCTGGACCGTTCTCGCCCACCAGGTAGGTGCTATTAGGTGACACAGGACCGCCGCTGGCCCGGAAACCGAGATTGGTATTAAACGCCTGATTCCACCCAGCGCCGTCAGTGGGTATTGCGGAGCCCGTCGGGGAGCCGCCCCAGCTACCGCCAAATGCGCCACCGAGGATGCCCATCACCTTCATCACCAGCGCCTTGGCGATCATCTGCGTTGCCATGTCGATGAACGCCTTGCCGATGTTGGCGAACATCGTGCTGAACGCTTGCTGAACCGTCATCGTGCCGGTGATGACCCCGGTGATGGCGTTGCTCATCGCACTGCCGATCTCGCTCTCGATTGTGCTGGCCAACGAGGCGTACTGGCCGCGGATGTCATTGATCTCCAGGTTCCACTGCTTGTAGAGCTGTGTAATCGGATCAGCCGCCCGCAGTTGCGCTTGCGTCAGCGCGTCGACCGCGTTGGCAGCGGCCGTGGCTCCTTCGGTGAACTTGGCCAGATCTGAGGTGTACTGCTCTTGGGTGACCAGACCATCCGCCAAAGCTTCCTTTAGACCTGCAGTTTGCTCGGCCAGGCGTTGGGTGATGTCCAGCTTCTGGAGTTCGCCTTCGATGAGTGCGGGGTTGACCCCCTCCATCTCGAGGCGGTTGCGCAATGTGAGTGACTCCGTTGCGTTCGTCAGCGTTTGCGCCTGGTCCCTGTAACCCTGGGTGATGTTGGCAACTGCCGTAGCTACGTCGAGCTGCTTGAGCTTCTCTACTTCGGCGTTGTAGAGCCGCTGACTTTCGAGGGCAGCGTCCAGATTGACTTGGGCCACGTCAACGTTGCCCTGAGCGGAGGCCACCCGGTCGGCTCCATCGGCGGTGCCGGGGCCGCCGATGCCGGGTGTAGCACCCGCGCCGGGGCTACCGAGCACTCTCCCCTGGACAAGCAGATCGGCAGCTCGACGGGCTGCAGGTGTTTCTTGGTTCCTTTGGAACGCTCCGTTATTGCCCAGCGAATTGATGTCAACGCTGTTGTGCGCTCCGAAGGTTCGGCCAGACCCGTCAAAGCGGCCGATAACCTGCCCACCGACTACCGTCTCTCCTTTCTTTACGGTGGCGGCGAGGTGGCTGTAAGTAGCCTCTAGCCGGTTGCCGAGATCATCTAGAAACTCGATGACGACGTAGTTGCCGTTGTTGCCGGCTCTGCCGAGTTCTTTGACAACCCCGTTGTGGTAGCTCCTGATGGCGTTGTTCGCGCCAACGGGCATATCGCCACCGTTCTGGCCTGAGGCGTCTAACCGGCCGCTGATTGACCCCGGCAGCCTGCCTGCACCGGCGCCCGCCCTGGGCGCTGTAAAGGCAGGTTGGATGGTGGCGATGCTGATGCCAGCCTTGGCCGCTTCTAGGGCTTGGCGGGCTTTATTGACTGCGTCGGCCAGTTCGCGGCTGCGGGCGTCATATTCCTGGCCACTTTGTTTTGCTTGGGAGTAGGCGCCATAGACCTCGCGGGCGCCGCCGGTGAGCTGTGCTTCGCGCAGGCCGCGTACCTTCTGCTCATACTCCATCCGCTGCTCGTACTTCTGGCGCTCCAGCGCCATCTCCCGCTCAAAGGTGGCGTTGCTCAGGTCGATGCGGTTCTGCGCCAGCGCCTTGTCGTACTCGGCCTGATTCCTGGCCAGTGCCTCTTGGACGCGCTCCCACTCTTGTTGGGCCTTTTCACGTTCGCGCTCGGCGTCCTTCCGCTCTTTGTCCGTAGGGCCGGTGGTGTTATTCGGTTTTTTCGTTGGGTTGGTGGCTTTGGGGTAGAGAATCGCCTCCAGACGCTTCTCCTCCTTTTTGAGGTCTGCGGTCTGCTGTTGCAATACCTTCACACGCGCCAGAGCCCATTCGTTCCCGACGCCCTGCTCCGTCTTTATGAGGGCTTCGTTTCGTTTGATCAGCTCCCTTGTTTCGTACAGCTGGTCGTTTTGACCCTGTCTGTTCAAGCGCAAGAATCGGGTGACTTGCTCCATCAAGGGCGCCATGGCATCCAGCGCATTAGCCGCGAAGGTCTGGAACTGGGCGCCGAGGTTGGCGAAGATCGGCCCCATCGCCACTTGCAGATTTGTGTACGCCTGCAGCAGTCGGGCTCCCGCTTCCTCAGGTGAATCGGCAATCTTCTTGGCGTCTTTCAGCTCAAGGGCCTTGTCCAGCTGAGCGGGTGTCTTGCCCACTGACTCGGCGAACAGCGCAAAGGCACCGGGGAGACGTTCACCGATCTGACCGCGCAGCTCCTCTGCCTGTACCTTGCCCTTGCTGAACACCTGATTGGTGGCGAGCATGATGCCCTGGAGGCGTTCGCTGTCGCCGCCGAGCGCCTTGTTGGCCGCCGCCAGACCGCGGTAGACCGTCTCCAGTTCTTTGACCGAGTAGCCGCTAGCCGCTCCGGCTGCTGCCAAGCGGGTGAACTGAGCGGTGGCGGAGGACAGCGGTTCGTTGAAGTCACGAACGACGCCGCCGATGGCCTCTAGAGCTTTTGAGTAGTCCGCGCCGGCAATGCTGGCCAGCGCAATATTCATCTTGTTGATCTCCGCCGTAACGATGGCGGCGTCTTTGCCCAGTACGGCTAGACCGACCAGCCCGCCGACGGCGAGAGCACCGACCCCACCTGCAACGGCACCCGCCACCCCACCACCGAATGCGCCACCTGCGCCGGCACCGGCGGCGATGGGCGACAGGCCCGGGATCATGGTGGCCGCGCCAAGTGCGCCTCGGCCGAAGGCTTGCCCCCGTGCGCGGGTGGTTTCACTCGCTCTCACCTTGGCGTTGTACCTGTCCCAAGCATCCGCGTTTTGCATGACGCGGCGGCGCTCTTCTGCCCCGAACTGATAGGCCGTCCGCGACAGGCTTTCGTAGGCCGTTTGAGTCTGGGCAATCTCGCCCTGCAACCTGTTGATGGCACGGCCAGCGCCCTGAATGCTGAGCTCTGCGTCGTTCTGCAGTTGCTTGGGCGACCGGCCGCTCGCGCCACCATCGCCGAACACCATGTTGCGGGTGGCGTCTGGATTGCGAGAGGTCTCGACTCGGGCGATCCGCTGAATCTTCTGCGCTTGATCGTCAATCAGAGCATTGCGCCGCTGTTGCAGCTCATTCATCCGCGCCAGGACTTCCGCTCGGTCCTGCTCGATGCGCTCGATGCCGCGCAGCATGCCGCTGTACTCGCGGGTGGCAACAGTCTGTTGACGTGCTCGAGCTGGTGTAGCGGCTGAATTGTTGAGGACGACCGCTGCGGCTCCGCCACCATTCCCACCGCCACCACCGCCGCGTCCACGTTCGCGGGCGTCTTCGATGGTGCGCAGCCGGACGGTGATCGTGCGGCCGAGGCGGTTGATGCGATCCTCGAGCGCCCGGACCGCGGTCATCGCGGCGCGGGTGTCGAGACGGACCGTCTGCTGCCGAACGTTGAAGTTCAGCGCCCTCGACAGCTCCTTGGTGCGGCTGCTGACCCGCTGGAGCTGCTGCTCGAGCTGGTTGAGCTGGGCCTTGCCTTTGACCTGCAGCTGGATATCTGCCTGATATGCCGCCAACGCAATTCCAGCTCAGGTACCTCAGTCTATCGACGCCTCTGGGCCTTCTTCATAGCCTTTTCCTGTTGTTCATTAAGAATTGAAAAATATGCGGACCAAGCTATAAGTTCTTCTGGGGTGACCTCAGCCCAGAGGCGGGTGACGGTCATCCCAAGCTCTTTGGCCACCCCGAAGCTCAGCAGCATCCAGCTGTCCTTCTCAATCTCCGCCTTTAGGGCTTTTGGGCTCGAGGGGTTCCTCGTCTTCGGGGCTGCTGATGATGGCGAGCATCAGCTTTTGCAGGTCCTCATCGCGGACCTCATGCTTCAGCTCGGCAATGTCGGCCTGCATGAACATGCGCTGCCCCGTCTCATCGAGGGCCTTGTCCACCAGCAGTTGCAGAGCAAAGGCCGTGGCGTCGTCACCCTTGACCGTGCGCTGGGCCTTGTCTCGCTCCGCCATGGTCAGCGGCCGGGACCAGAGACTGAAAATGGTGCCGTCGTTCAGCTCCACATCTTTGCGGCCGGGGACGAGATTGGCAGCCTTCTTCAGGCGATCGATAGGGCGTGGAGCAAGGGCCATGCAGGCGAGCAGTGACTTACTTACTTGAGTATAGAGGTAACTGGCCAGCAAAAAGCCCCCGCCGAAGCGGAGGCTCGAATGGGGACAAGTTCAGTCTGATCAGACGAACAGGTGGGTGGGCTGACCGGACAGGCTGAAGTTCAGCTCGGCGGTGATCACCTCCTCGGGGCTGACGCTGATCGAGAAGCCCATGATGCTAACGGGGGCCTCGATATAGAGGCTCTTAGTCAGATCGGGCATGCCGCCAGTGCCGTCCACTGTGTTGACGTAGAGGCGAACCTCAGCGCCGCTCTGGTTCTTCCGCATGCTGTTGGACAGCAAGCGGTTGGCCAGGGAGGCTTGGTCACTGGTGAACTGGACGCTCATCGTGCCGCTGCCGCTGGCATAGCCAGCCTGCATGGTGCGGAACGAAGCCATGACACTGCCGTTGCCGCCGGCACCACAAGGCAAACTTGTAGTATCAATCTCTTCTCTACTTAAGTCCAGAGAAAATGATTTTACTTGGCAAATTGCAGCGAAGTCGGAATAGTCAATCGAGACATGATTAGCATTACCTGGGGTGTTACCACCACCGGTTAAAGCCGATGCGGTCAGCACCGTAACAACAATGTCGTTGGTGCCAGTGGCGCCGCCGAGAAGGGTGCCGTCAACAGTCAGTACATCTCCGGCCTTGTAGCCGGTGCCGCCAGCAGCAACCGCAATTGCGCTGACTTTGCCGGTGGTGACAGTAATGTCGAGAGTTGCACCGCTGCCACTGCCGCCAGTAGTAGCGACCCCGTTGTAAGGGCCAGCACCAAAGCCAGCCGTAGCTGTAGGCAGAGCCGGAAGCGTAAGAGTTGCCACGACGCCGCCGGTAGGCAGGCCAAGGCCGCCGTCACCCTTCAACAGGATGGCAGTACCGCCTTTGGTAGCAGCTACTTGAATGGCAGTTGCAGTCCGCTTGACAACGTAGTAAGTAGTGCCAGCAGTCAGGGCAGTGTCGAGCTTGCCGCTGCCTTCAGCTTTGAAGACCACAGGGTCGTCAAGGCGGAAGTCGTTATCGACAGGAACGTTAATGTCCGCGCTTCCCTTAGGAAAGTCGCCATTGTCAAGCAGGCAAAACTGGGTTGCCGCAGGGGCAAACCAGATAGAGCCGTCCTGGCCCGTGAGGACCGTTTGGCTACATGCGATGGGCACGTCAGATACCTAGGTAAACAACAGGTGGGGGCGTGTTGGTCACCTGCGGGGGTCAGGCTGTCCTAATTGTATGCAGCTTGGAAGCTGCAGCTCAACCGAGATAGGTAGTGCGGTGTATCGGACAGCGGGAAGAAGGATGGGCCTTCCATGGCGCGCACCCGTCCGTAGGCGCCGGTGGCTGGGTTGGGGCCGCAGCTGTTGACGTTGTTCAGTGCTTGCGCCACCAGCGTCGCCAGTTCTTGGGCGCGCCCCGGCCCCCGGCCTTTGAGGGTGTAGATCTCCACCGTGACGACACCCCGCAGGCGCTCGTGGTTCTCCTGCAGCGTTTCCTCGGTCGTCAGGCCGAAGTCCACGCGCACGATGGCGTGCTCCTTGGCGGCGTCCGCGTCAGTGAAGATCTGGTTGTCGACGTAGATGGGGACCGGTGGGGTCGCACCTGCCATCGCAATGACTACGGGGCCCTCAAACAGCTGGCGCACCTGCTGCAAACTCATTGGAACCTCCTGAACACGTTGGTGAGCGTGCTGTTGATCGTGCGAGCCATCGGCCCCCCTTCACGGTAGATGCCGTACCAGTTCTTCACGGCAGTGCGGCCCTTCTTGTCTCCGCGCTTTCTGCCAACACTGGGGAGCACGTCCATCGCAAAGAGGCGGTAGTCGGCCCGGTTGCCGATGGTGTAGCCGCCGAGGTTGGGGGATGCGGGGATCTCTACGTCTGTGATCTGCCGCTGGGCTGGTGTTGGCCGCCACGTCTCCACCAGGGCGATGTTGGCCGGGACAGCCCGCTGGCCAGGGAGCACTTCCCAGAGGGTCTCAAACTGGCCGGTCCAGTAGGGGCCGCGCTCTTTGAGGTCGGTCACAATCGCCTGGGCCGTTTCCTCAAGGCCCTGCTCCAGCGCCTCGCGGATGTCGGGGACCAGCTGGGTGAGCCGTCTCATTGCGGGCGGGCCACGCAAGCAAACAGCACCGGATTGTCGCCGCGGAAGGTGACCGGGTTGATCACCTTGGCACAGATGGTGTTGCCGTCCTGCAGGTACTCAAAGCTGTCGGCGGTGGTGATGTAGTGGCCGCCGATCTGGGCGGGGTCGATGAAGATCTTCACGTCGGTGGCCTGGTACAGCCCCTGGTACTCCTCGGGGTTGATCTTGGTGATCACCACCTTCACCGGCGTGCGAACGGTGAGTTCAGCGATCTTGCCGGTGGCGGGGTCGTAGGTGCCCGGCGCTCCGCTGGTCACGAAGGTGGCGTCGAGCCCCCACTCCTGAATCATCGGGCCGGGGATAGGGCCGAAAACGGTGTCTACGCGGCTCAAGAGCGGACCCTCCGAATCAGGTTGCCGGCGCCCAGGTCGACGTAGCACTTGAGCAGGTCCCGCAGCCAGGAGAACTTCTGCAGCACCAGCGGCCCAGAGGGGGCAAGGGCGTTAGTGGCGGTTGACGCCCCACTGCGCGGGTCGAAGTATTCGACCTCGAGGGCGTCGAGCTTTTGCCGCTTCACCGGGCCAACGGCTGCGGTGGCGACAGTGGTGCCGATCATGGCCCCCTGGTTGCTGTGAAGCGCAAGCGCCAGCTCGGCCACCGCTTGGACCATCGCTGGTGGAAGCGTTATGCAGGTGGCCTCCGTGCAGCACTTGGTGGCGTCGACCTTGCGCGGCCAGGCAAGCGGTTGGGCGGGGTCGCACTTCTCTCCCTTCCAGCACAGTGTCTCCAGCCAACGTGTGGCCTCCGCCAGCGCCGTGTCCTTTTCAGTGGAGCTCAGCGCGGCCCAGGCGGTGCTTTTGAAGCTGTTGGCAAAGTACGTCGTCGCGTCCGTTTGATCCAGGTACGTCGCACCTGATGCCGGCACTACTACCGGTGACTCCAGGTCAATTTCAGGAGTAGTAAAAGCCATCAGAACGTGCCCGCGTCGATAACGTCCACCAGCTTGTAGGCGCCGGCTAGCCCATCAGCTACCGACCCATCACGCATCAGCAGCCCCTTTTCATCAGCTGGTGCCACTGCTGCCACTGCTGCATCAGAGACATCGGCTGCGGCATGAATCGAAAATGGCGTTGCTGCCACCACGCCTGAAGCGACGATATGCCAAGCAGCACCGTCAAAGACAAGGTGATCGTTGGCATTCAACGCAGCGTTCAGCGCTGGCACGTCACCCGTTACCGTCCCGGCCTTGATAACCAGGAAGTAATCCCCTTCAACCGCGTTAGAGCCGCCTTTGATCTTGCCGCCAGCGGTAAAACCAGCCCTTGCTGGCGTGCCAGTAGCCGCAGCAGCGGTAACCGTCTTGATCTGACCGCTACCAGCTGAAGCGTCGTAGGTGCCGAGCAGCGTGGAACCCGTTGTCAACGATGCCACCAACGTGGCCAACGCTTTCACCTGTGCGCCAGTAGCAACCGCCAGCGCGTCAGGCGCTGTACCTGCAGCAGCGTCAGGCTTTACGTCAGTATCCCGCGCCAGATAGACAACGCCCTTGGTGCCAGCAGTGCCGGTGGTGCCACGGTTAGTGGCATCAGGCAAACTGCCGCCGCTCTTGGTCCAGCCGGTGCCGTTATAGATGTAGGTGCCAGCGTCAGTGCCAGCGCCGCCGATGATCAGCGTGTCGCCAGAGTTCAGCGTTGGCGCCGTGCCCGCGCCCTTTGAGCCGATCACTTTGGCGGTCAGTGCTGCCAGATTGGCCAGCTGGTAGATCTCGTAGCCCTTACCCGTGGGCTTGGCAGGGATCGCTACCGCTGAAACGCCCAGCACCGCTGCGTTAGTGGCATAAGCCGCTACCGCAACACCTTTGACCAGGATGTCGTCGCCGCCATTACCAACGCAGATCCACCCGTTAGCCAGGTTGAAAGCAACCTGCCCAGGTGCTAACCCAGCTGGAATCTTGGTGGCCGTAGCCGTCCGCAGGTGCTGAAGAGTGACGGCCATGGGTCAATCAAAGGAGCATGACCACAGTTTAAGTAGCCCTAGGGAAGCGGTCCTTCGTCCAAAACTGACGGGGCGCCGCCACCAATCACGACGGGCGCAGCACCATCCACCCCGACGTATAACAGCGCATCGGCAAGGTTTGCCGCAATCTCCCCGTGCTGCATGATCCCTGGCGTTTCACCTGGGGTCAGGCTGGTCTTCATCTGGATGCGTTTGACCAGCATGGCTACAGCGGCACGGCGACAACGGAGTACCCCTGACGGGTCAAGCGACGCTTCAACGCAACGGCTTGCTCCGGATTGCAATCAACGATCGGCACGAAGCTATGCGGCCGCATCGATGGCGGCAACTTCTCGCTGGGCTCTAGGTAAAGCCTGATCACTCCCATCACAGCAAGCGCCAAGCAGGGGCAGGGCAAGTCTACGCAGGCACAATGGGGGCAGTCCATCTGTTTACCTATGGCTACCAAAAAAGCTGCTGCTGCCGCCAAGGTTGCTGCAACCGTCAGCCCTGACCCTGAAACCCAAGAGGATGGCGGTCAAACGGCACCCCTCGACATCGACATCGCTGAGCCCGCTCCAGTGGCAAAAGCCCCGGCTGCTGTCAAGGCAAAGCCTGCTACCCGACCGCTAACGCTTGACCAGATGCAGGTAATCGCTGCATTGAACGCTGGCGTCGAAGGCTAAAAAAAAGGGGCCCCGAAGGGCCCCGAACATTCCAGGTAGCAGTCTGACTCAGGGAGAGACGCCGCCAAACGGAGTGTTGACGAACAGGCGCACGGCATCGACCATCTGAGGCTTGGTGTAAACCAGCCCCCAGTTGCTCGAAGTTTTGAGTGCGGTGTCGTCGGGATTGTCAACCCCGGTGTAGCTCGTGCCAGCAATGTGGTAGCCGTAGTGCTGATGCACAGACACCACATCTTGCAGGCTGAGGATGTTACGGTCTGCTTCAATCGTCAGCTCCTGCTGCACACCTTCCATCACGGCGCCAGAGGCGAACATGTAGACGGGGTACTTCAGTGCATTGCCAGCAGTAGGCGTAGAATCAAAGTTTTCGCCAACGAGGTTATCGGTAACGATAACTTGCATACCAGCAAACCAGGCAACCTGATCGTTGGTAACGCCTACACCGCCGCCGCCCCATTTAATTCCTTGACCGCTCGAAAGCGAGTCGGAACTAAAGGTCAGCATCCCGGTTTGCTGAAGGTAGAAGTACACCGCCGAAGGCATGGCGATGATATTCAACCGGCTAGCACGCTCGCCAAGCTTTGCTTTAGCGGCAATGGCAGAAGCAACCGACAGGTAGTTAGCACCGGTCATGGCGCCAGGTGCTACATCACCAGCAACGTCAGTGCTGTTAGGCAGCAGCGGGGCAGTGCCGCCAGTAGCGCCAAACAAGCCAGCCAGTTGGGTGAAGAGGGTCTTTTCCTTCAGCTTGTTAATGGCATCAGCAAGCTGAGTGCGCATGAAGCCAAGGGGATCTTCGCCGCTGGAAAGCTGGCTCAGTGTCGATGCGCTGTAGGCAAAGCCACGATGCAGGATTGGTGCAATCTGCTTACCAGCAGTCAAACGCTGGGGCACCAAGAAGCCTTGGGCCGCTTGACCGCCACCGCCACCCCAGTTATTGGAGTCGTCAATGCGAACCTCCTGGGGATCGATAGGACGCCAGGTGGGCACTTCCACCTTCACGCCACCAGCGCGGGCATCAAGAGCAGCATTGCGAACAACGGCACCAGAGCGCACCAGAGCCGAACGCTCATAGATGGCTTCGGCAACGTAGTTGCGGAAAGCAGGCACTGTGATCAGATCAGTGATCCGAGTAGCGCCGTAAGGGTTGGTCAGCAGGGTGGCGCTGCCACCCTGATTTTGATAGTTCTGAAATGGGGCTGCCATTTTCTTAGTTAATGGGGTTTACCGTGGATCACCCGCGACCTGCTTCGGTCCTTAGAGCTTTAGCCAATTCAGGATTGGACATCTCCAATTGCATCGCTTCCGTAAGGTTGCCCTCGCGGTAAGGGTTGGACATGCCAGGAGCGACCGCACTTGCAGGAGCTGCGCCCATGCCGCGAGCAGCAGCGCTAGCACCAAAATGGTGCTGCCAGTCAGGCGATTGACGGAGATTTGCGATGAATTGACCTAGCGGTTGCTCGACGCCCCCGGCGAGAACCGCTGGATTGCCTTCATCGTCCATCCGTAACTGCGGCTGCAGCAGCTGGTATAGCTGTACAGGGTTTACCGCATTTGCCTGGCTGATCTGCGCTGTAGCAGCAGCCTTGAGTCGTTCCTGTTGTGCGCTTTGAGTCACAGACTCAAGTTTTGCTTTTAGCTCTAGGAGTTGGCTTTCACGATCAGAGACTGATCGCTTGGCCTGTTCCCAGAGATCCTTGTATTGGCCTTGGTCCTCTAGGGACTTCTGCGCCGCAGACTGCTGAATGGCCTTAACCTGCTCCAGCTCATCTTTGAGCTGCTGCATGGCTTGGCGAGCGTCGTCCGCCTCTTTCTTTGCTTGCTTGGCATGAGCGTTAGCTAGTCCAAGCTTGTGCTTGAGAAGCTCTGAATCGGCATTGCCGACCTGGGCATCCTCAGGGCGAACAGGCTTGTTCATCAGAGCAGGGTCAATGGCCACGGGCACATCGGTGGAGGGCACAGCCACTCCGTTTAGCTCATCTGACATTCAACAGAAGTGAGGGTACGTCACAATGTTAGCGCTGCGCAGGGGTATCAATTCGCAGTAACGCTTCTAATTGCCTGCGCTTGTCTTCTACAAGATGGTGACTGGTGACGTATGCCGCTGCAGTGCGTCCCTCTCGTGTGAGAGAGACGCGGATCAGCTCATTGTCAAGCACCTCCACATGCAGGTCGTCGGTCACTTGCCTTGACCCCTGCGCTTCTTCCTGCCGTGGCTAGGGCGG